GGCCTGGAGGCTTACCGAACTAGAGCATGTGGGCGGCTCTGACGGTTGGCAAGACGCAGTAAAACATGCCGCGGATAACGCGTCGGTGTCCAAACCAAAGGTCCATACCGTGCGCAGCATCGATGGCGCGCTGGCCATTGTGGGGCTGATCAAAGCCACGCTGTCCGCATAGGATCAGCAGCGCTCATGACACCTGCGAGCGCTATCATTTCCGCCCATGCTGGTAGTCACGATTCGGCGACACAGCCGGTCCGACGCCGGCACACAAGGCAGCATGACGCTGGCCGATGGTTCGAAGGATCACTTCGATACGCTCGAGCCGCGCGATTGCATTGTAGCTGGCAGCTACAGCGCCTACATTCACCGGGTGCCGGCGTTCAATCCTCACATCGATGCGATGGCCTATCGGCGCGTCTACCAGCTGCAGGACGTCAAGGGCCATGATCGCCCCGATATTGACTTCGGCCAATTCGCGGGTGATCGCTCCCTTGGACTTTACAACGACATGCTGGGTGCTATCGCGGTCGGCCTGGGCTTCACGCGCAAGCTGCCGCCCAACGGTACTTACCGCGCCCAGCTCGCGCTCCAGAATTCCCGCAATACCTTGGGCCGGTTGATGGCACGCACCCACGGCTCCGGAATCATCATCGATATCATCGATCCATGATCCCGGACCCGGACGACGATGACGACGGCGAGGAAGACGATTGAATGCCAATCGTCCACGCTTGCGCGGCCGTGGCATCTGTGCCGGCTGCCGGGCCGTGTTCGCCGATTACGATGCGTTTACATTGCATGCGACCGGGAAGCTGAACCCAGCGAGCACCGACCGCCGGCGCTGCCGATCGCCAGCCGAGATGCGCGCGCTCGGAATGCGTGTGACGCCGAACACGTCGGTCTGGCAAGCGGCCAAGAACGGGCGAAGACCTCGCAAACCACCTGCCTAAGCCATTGACGCGATTACGGATACGCGCCTATCATCGCGCGTCTTAAGGGAACCTCAAGCATGCCACTGATGCGCTCGGTCACCGACAAGGCTTTCAAGTCGAACATCCGGCGCGAGGTCGGAGCAGGGAAACCCGTGAAGCAAGCTGTCGCCATCGCGTACAGCGTCAAGCGCAAAGCCGCTGCCAAACGCGCAGCCAACTCCAGGAGCAGATGACCATGGGCGAGATGACACCGCACGGCAGCAAGTACGAAGCCAAGGTCGAGAAGGAAGAATCGAAGGAGGAGCACGCAGGCGGTTCCGAGATGGCCCGGGTCCGCAGCGTCTCGGACGCCGCCATGCCGAGTTCGAAGCAGCCGCACCCGCATGCCGAGGTCCACGAAGCCTACAAGGCCACGAAGGGGATGATGAGCAGCCACGACGAGCACCGGGGCGATCACCACCACAAGACCATGGATGCCAGCGAGCACAAAGGCATGCCGCATCACAGCAACAAACCATAGTGTCCACAGATGGCTAACGTTGGCGGACGTGGCATCATAAGCACTTAGCCACACCGTCCACCGGAGACATTATGGAATCTATCGGAGATGCATCGGATAACACACTATGTCGGGAGCCTTCCGACTGCCCGGAGTACATCCGTTGCAGCGCTCCAATTTGCCCGCTTGATTCTGACTGGATGTTGCGTACTTACGACAGAGGCGAGCCGACGTGCCTTTTCTTAAGAGAAACGCTTAAGCAAGGGGCTGATGAGCGTCTTGCTGCCAATCCGGTTTACATCGAATTACACGATGTTTGCAAGCTCTGGCTCAGTGCAGAGCGCATTGCTATCGCCAAACGTAGCGAGGCCGGCATGCCACGGGGTCGCACTGACCACTTGAAAGCAGTGCTCGCCGCCACTTCGAGTGGAAGCACATTGGATCAGCGTACGGGCGCTGCAGAGCGTCTAGCAGCCAGCCGACGCAAGAAAGGCGCTGATAGCGTTATGGAGGCCGAATGATCCAGCCCCGCTCCAACCGCGTCCTGGTCGAGTTGATCGAGCCGCCGCCAACCGCCTCAGGTCTTGTACTCGGTATGCCAGGATACGGTATACACAACAGTCAGGAGCAGCGCGGGCACCGCGGCCGTGTTTTGGCGGTCGGGCCTGGCAAGCGGACCAAGAAGGGCGTGTTGCTCGAACCGCAGGTCAGTCCTGGCGATCTGGTGCGGTTCGGCGAGTTCGACTACAAGCGGTGGCGCGAGAACGATGCGCCGTGCATGCTGATCTCGGAAATGGACATTCTCGGGATCGAGGAAGCATGAACGCTCCGACATCAACGCGCGAGCAGCTGCGCCTCATCACGCCGGATCTTGCCGCGCGGCTGGACAGGTATGAAAAGGTTGAACGCCAAGCACGCTTTGCTATAGTTCTCGGCGTGATCGGCTTCGTGTTTGGATCTGGCAGCACAGCAGCATTTATCATCGCGTGGCTGAGATCATGAGCCAGGGCGGCACAGGTAATCCAAATCCTAGTCCGGAGACTCGCATCGGTCAGCCGTTAGGGCCGAAACCACGCCCGCCATTGGGCAACCACAACGCAGCCAAGCCGTTCAAGTGGCGCCGGGCGATCGATGCAGCCTTGGAGGACTGGGCCAAGAACAAGAAGCTGGAGAGCGCCGAGATAGCGCTGATGAAACTGGCCGGCGAGCTTCTGAAGGCGGTAGCGCGTGGCGATATGACGGCAGTGCGCGAGCTTGGCGACAGGTTAGACGGCAAACCGAAGCAGACGGTCGAGCACGAGGGCAGCGTCGGCATTGCGATCTACAAACCGGATGCGGATGATGCGGAGCTAGGGTGAACGACGCCTTTGCCCTCACCGCCAAGCAGCGCGACGCCAATCGCCTGCTCGGGGGGCCAGCGTCGCACATTCTGCTGTACGGCGGCTCGCGCAGCGGCAAGACGTTTCTGGTGATCCGTGCCATTTGCTGGCGCTCGCTGTACGGGCCCGGCTCCCGCCATGCGATCCTGCGCTTTCGCCTGGCGCATGTGAAAGCCTCGATTGTCAATGACACCTTTCCCAAGGTGATGAAGCTATGCTTTCCCGACGAGCCATGGGATCTCGACAAGCAGGAATGGCGCGCGATCTTCCGGCGCTCCCGCTCTGAGATCTGGTTCGGCGGCCTGGACGACAAGGAGCGTACCGAGAAGATCCTGGGCATGGAGTTCGCCTCGATCTTCTTGAACGAGTGCTCGCAAATCCCGTACAGCTCCCGCAATCTGGCGGTCACCCGCCTGGCGCAGCGCGTGCAGATGAAGTGGGAGAATGCACCACCCGCCGATATGCGGCTCAAGATGTACTACGACGAGAATCCGCCCGACAAGGCGCACTGGACCTATCGTTTGTTCCGGCAGGGACTCGACCCGGAGACCAAGGATCGGCTGCGCGATCCCGGCAATTACAGCTGCCTGCAGGTCAACCCACGCGACAATCTGGCCAATCTGCCCGACAAGTACATTGCGACCCTCGAGGGCCTGAGCGCGCGCAACCGACGCCGGTTCCTGGAGGGAGAATTCCGCGATGCACGACCAGACGCGCTGTTTTCCGACGAGATGTTCGACAAGTGGCGAGCGCTCGACCTTGCCGATTTTCCGGACATGCAGCGGATTGTGGTGGCAATCGATCCAAGCGGCTCAGGCGATATCGACAACTCCGAGAACGATGCAATCGGGATTGTCGTTGCTGGCCTCGGCACTGACGGCATCGGCTACTGCTTGGAAGACCTGACCGTGCTCGCTGGCCCTAAGACCTGGGCCAACATCGCGATCACCGCCTACGATCGGTGGGGCGCAGATCTGATCGTGGCCGAGACCAACTACGGCGGCGCCATGGTGCAGCAGGTGATCCGCACCGCACGGCCCAATGTGCCGTTCAAGGCGGTCACCGCGAGCCGCGGCAAGGTGGTGCGGGCCGAACCGATCTCGGCCTTAGCAGAGCAGGGCAAGGTGCGGATGGCCGGCAACTTCGTGGAGCTGGAGGAGGAGCTGTGCGGCTTCACCACGGCCGGCTACACCGGATCGCAGTCGCCGAACCGGGCCGATGCGTTCGTGTGGGCGTTCGCGGAGCTGTTTCCGGCGATCGTCAAGCCGAGGTCGGACGTCAACGTTCCGAAGCGGCAGGCGATGCCGGTCGCGCAGAGGTATTCATGGATGGGTTGAAGCTCAGAAGGCTTCCCACGAAAGAGGATTTTATCGACTCAACCGGCGAGTTGATTGATAAGTTGCGCGAACAGGCATTCAACTCGGTTGTTGAAATGAATGACAATCTTTGTCTTGAACGCATGCGATTGGAAACAGAAATCGATCTCTTGCGCGCGTTCTACAACGCATGGGTCGAGTTTCACTCAATCAAGAGCGATGACAAGTGGAGGCGCAAGCATCAGGAACTGGCGACGCAACGGATGACTGAAGCGCATCACACGATCATGCGGTTCGATCAGTTGTATGAACGTGGACAGCCTGCGATGAATGGCGAAGCCAATGCCTGATCTCGCATTCAATATTCGCACTGATGAGCAGCCGGGTGGTGGCCATAGTGTCGTGATCGTGTTTGAACCTCAGTTGACAGAAGAAGAGGCATTGAAGAACGCGCAGTGGATAGCAGAACGATTACGCGATCTAGACTGGGAATGCGGACGGACTCAGTAAATGCCTGACGCTGACATCCTCGAAGAAATCCGCGAACGGCTGCGGCTCGCGCAGGAATACGACAGCGAGAACCGCAACCGCGCCCTCGGAGACTTCAAGTTCTCCGCTCTTGGCGAGCAGTGGCCGCCGGAGCTGCAGACGCAGCGGGACATCGAGAATCGGCCGTGTTTGACGATCAACTGGACCGATTCTCTGGTGCGTCAGGTCACGAACTCGATGCGCCAACAGAGGCCGCGCATCAAGATCCATCCGATCAACAATGGCGCGGATCAGAAGATCGCCGAGGTGATCCAGGGATTGACCCGTCACATCGAGGTCAATTCGCGCGCCGATACGGCCTATGACACCGCGGCCGATCATCAGGTGCGGATCGGCTTCGGCTACTGGCGCATTGTCACCAAGTACGTGCGGGAGGATTCGTTCGATCAGGACATCCACCTGCAGACGGTGAACAATCCGTTCTCGGTATACGTGCCGCCCACCGAAACCCCGGACGGCTCCGATTGGGACTGGGCCACCATCACCGACAAGATGACGCGCGCGCATTTCGAGGCGCACTATCCGGGCGCCGACACTGCCTCGTTTCGGCCGGGCGCGCTCGGAGATAGCGGAGACTGGGTGCAGAAGGACGAGATTCGCCTGGCCGAGTACTACAAGCTCGACCGGATCGACGACAAATTGCTGATGATGTCCGATGGGTCGATCCGCTGGCGCAAGATCATGGGCGATGAGGGGATCCGCGTATTCAATGCAGCCGGAATCCATGTCGTCGCCGATCGCGACAGCTATCGCAAGCAGCTCAAGTGGTACAAGGTGGGAGGCAGTGACGTGCTCGACAGTCGCACCACCGATGCGCGCTTCGTGCCGCTGATCCCGGTCTGGGGCTACCGCTTCGTGGTCGACGGCAAGTACCACACGCAGGGCATGGTGCGCAACCTGCGCGATCCTGCGATCTCCTACAACTATTTTCGCACCAACGAGGTGGAGATCGTGGCGCTGCAGCCCAAGGCGCCATACATGGGCGCCGAGGGACAGTTCGAGGGCCACGAGGACGAATACCGCGACGCCAACCGCAAGCCGTTCCCGTACCTGGAATACAAGGTCGTCTACGATCAGAGCGGCCAGCCCTTGCCGCCGCCGCAGCGCGGGCAGCCCCCGCAGGTCAGCCCAGGCATCCTGCAAGCCTCGCAGTCGGCCGCGCAGGACATGCGCAATGTCTCGGGTATCTACAGCGCCGGTCTGGGCGAGGACGGCAACGAGCGCTCCGGCAAGGCTCTGACCGAGCGCCAGCGCCAGAACGAGGTCAGCAACTACCACTTCTACGATAACTGGACGCGCGCCATGTGTCATTCCGGCCGCGTC